CGGATGTCCCTCTTGATATCCTCCTGCGTCCAGTGAAGAGGTCGAGTGTAGAATGCGTATGTCCCGCTCTCCCTCTCCTTGATATCCGCGTACAAGTCATCGATTCCCCATCTCGTTCCGATGAGGATGTCGATCGACGTCTGCTCATCGACGAAGAGCGCCTCGGCGGACTTGTAGAAGGACTTTACTTTTTCCCGGACCGACGGCTGTTCGAAGCTTTGTTTGTCTTCGAGGTCGTCTTTGATTTGGATGGTGTAGTGCCGGCTGACAATGTGCGAGTCGACGCCCGCCGCTTCGATTGTGTCTTCGCCATACATACCGTCCCTTGGAAAGAGGAGGTTGCTCTGAGTCCACGTCGTCCGAGTGAGATCTGGAATGATCTCCGGATACACCCACGAAAGTATCTGATTCCGCTCGACCTGCGTCTGGATCGACTTGATCTGCTTCATCGCATTCGTGCTGGCGGAGGAGCAGAGAAGGATTCGGTGTTCGCGTCCTGGAATCCCTTCCAGCATTGGCTGAACGATATACCAGAGCGGGAGGGACTTGCTGCCAATGGTCGATTTGTAGCAGTCTCTGGGGACAAGTAAGACCTTACGAAAGCGCGCCAGCGGAGGTTCGTTCGGGGTCTGAATGAACGAACACATAGGAAGATGTGGGTCCTCCTGCAGCAAGTCCCATTTTAGTATGGCCGTTGCGAAGAAGTAGAGCGACTTGATGCCGTTTTCTCGAAGAAAGCCGCGGAGCTCATCGCCCTGAGAAGAGGTGGGCGGCGAGATGAGGAGTTCCTCACGAAAGAACTTATCGTGAGCTTTCTTCGACAGTATGTCCATCTACAACCAAACCCGCTTCCATCGCACGACGTTGAAACATCTGAAGAATGTCGTTGCCGAAGTTCAGAACGATCGGACGTGCGTTGTCTCGAGACTTCGGAGCGTGACCGGCGCGATCGAGAAGGTCCTGCGCAATCGAGGCTGCCAGCTTCTCATCATTCGTCTCCTGGCAAATGTCCACGAGACGTTCGGCCATCGAGACTTCGTACTCGCTGAAGACCTGCGCTACAGTCTTCGCAGGAAGGGAAGAAGGCGGAAGATCGTCCATCTGCTTCTTGATGACGAAATTCTCATACCGCTGATACCTCGGATCCCGACTCCACGCGCGTATCGTGTGATACGCAAAGCCTAACGCCTTCGATATTTCCTTCACAGACACATCAGGCATGCGGAGCCGAAGCTCTGCCATCATCCGCCATTCGTGCCTAACAGGATCGGGATACTCCACTATCGGAGTGAGACGGTCATCGTGAGAGGGCATTTCGCCTCCGCCTATCGAATTAAGAGGATGTAAGGAGTATACCTGCCGAACGGAAGATGGCAAAACGCAAGATCGAATGCCATAGGGGGAAAAATGGGGGAGTTTGTGGAAAGCCGTATACTAAAGTTGGAACTAAAGTTGTTTGGGGGTGTGGTGGCGTATAGTTAGAGAGTGGAACGAAATTGATTGTAGATTAAGTGGTATGTTATGAAGGAGAGAATGTGATGATTAAGTATGGGTTGATGTTGTTGTGGTGGATTGTAGTAGGGTTTGTGTGTATTGTATGTGTAGGAGTGATGTATGGAAGGGGAGTGGTAGGTAAGTTGGTAGGTGTGGGTGTAGTAGTAAGTATTAGTATGATGATGTATGGAGAGTATTTGAAGTGGAGAGAGGATGAGGGGTTAGATGATATGTATATGAGTGATGAGTGGTTGGTTGAGTTAAGAGAGTATGAGGAGTTTAGGGAGAGTGTTGATGAAAGATTGAGAGGGGAGTGGTAAGAGTTGTTTGGTTGTTTAGTTGGTGGATGGTGAAAAGGAGATTGTGAGTATGGAAAATAAGATTGAGAGAAAGTGGTATGAGATGAGGAAGTTGGAAGTGAGAAAGGGGAATAAGGAAGGTTGGTTTGAGATGAAGGTGGTGAATGAGAAGGGAGAGTTGGTGAAGTTGATTGGGAGGAAGGTGAATAGGTTTTGGAGTGAGGGTGAAGAAGAGAGTGAGAGTGGAATGTAGGAAGAGAGAAAGAAGTCCCATACGAAAGTATGGGATTTTTTTTGAGAGTGAGAGAGTTCGCATCGTCCACCCAGACCCGCGAGCGTTGAGTGGTGGTTGGTTTGGTTTAGGTGGTTTGTTGTGATGGTAAATATGTTGTTTATCATTGAACAGGAGTCAGTATGAGCAAAGAGAAGGCAGTTGATACGAAGTTGACGGGTGCGGAGACGGCAGAGGCAGCGTTGACGGTGCTGAAGAAGCACTATGATTCGGCGACGGTGGTGCAGATGCTGAATCGCGGTGAGTATGACGTGCTCTATCGCAAGGGTCGTCAGGAAGTCACGTCGGAGCAGCGGAAGACGATGAAGAAGCGTCTGGATCTGCTGGAGAAGGAGTTCATCCGCGGCGGCGGCAAGATGGAGGATCTCGAGAAGAAGATCAAGGGCTAGGAAGCGGGGAAAGACGAAAAGCCACTATGCGTATGTCATAGTGGCTTATTAGTCTGAGAGGAGCTAGTTATGTATAGGATCGAGTTGAGTGATAAGAACTTTGAGTTGCTCTGTGAGCTGCTATGGGAAGCGGAGCAGGCGAGGTTCAACGAGGTGTACGCGATGACAGGCGCGCCTCTGGACAAGTTCAACGTGGAAGTGTTCAAGGAGAAGTCAATCGCTCAGATGCACGCGTTGAAGCTGAGGGATCAGGTCGCGGAGAACTCGAGCTGGATCCAGGACATGACGGATACGAAGTTCAGAGAGGTGGAGTAGTGGATACGATCGATCGGGAGCTCGTGGCGTTGAGGGATCTCGTCAAGGGGCAATTGGCGCACAGGCTGATTGCGAAGAAGAAGAGGGCGTCGGATCGCTTGCTTCTTCAGACGTTGAAGAGGCTGATGGTTGACGACGACGAGGGCGTCGTCGCGGCAGTGAGCGCGTGGAAGGCAAGAGAGTGGACGATAGGCGTTGAGACGGAAGAGCTCGAGAAGGCGTGGAAGGAATTCAACTTCTGGAGCTAGGGGGAATCGGACGCATCGAAAGGTGCGTCCCTTTTTTTGAGAACATCTGCGGGGCGAAGCCGCGAGAGTGAGCATCGTCCACCCGACTTTGGGTGCATTCCCCACCCGTTTTTCCACCCGAACTCGCGCTGGAACAGCGTTTTTGCGCAACTTTCGACGTTCCCACCGACTGGAAAGCAAAATTCAGTTCATATGTTCAATTCAACATGCAGTTTTGTTGCGTTTCCACGAGACCACAGGTAACTCGCAGATTCTAAAGAGGAAAGCTTTGTTAATGATGATGATATACATTATATTGTATATTGTATTATGTTATGTATGTTGTTTAGGATTTTGTTGTTCTTTGTTTATAGATTTAGAGGAGCGTCATGAGATCAGTGAGGTCAACGATGCTATCTCCTTTGCTCTGAAGGAGTTACAATGGTGTCTGTTGAATTAAACATTAGGACTGTTGAAATCCGACTCAGTGGAGAAATTGCCTGTTGAATTCCATAGATGAGGTGTGATATAATGTTCCATAGGCATAGACACAACCTCTCTCACGGGGACAGTTTCTCCTCACACAACAAGGAGTCTGACATGATCAACGAACGCGGAACGACTCTCCAGGTGACAGTCGACAGGAACGGAAAGTTCCTACTTTCGTGGGGGAACCCCACCATAGACCAACCCAGCAGGGTTGGGGACGACGCGTACGACAAGCTCGACGGCGTCATTCGCATTCCCGATCGTCACGGTGACAGGCGATGGATCACGATGTACGATATCCAGGAAGCGTACCCACGTGATGGAGATAAGATTCTCACGCTGGCGTACACGGGGAAGATTCGTACATACATCACGATGTATTCCGCCGTTGTTCCGATTCTCCTAGAGCACGGCGTCAGCAGCATCATTCGTCCTCAGTATTTCCACCAGAGTCGCACGGGCGGACGAATCTGCATCCTCCAAGACGGCGAGACCGAAGTTAACATCCTCACGCTGCTAGGCCGACATTTCGGACTTGAGCAACCAACGTGGAATACACGAGATTGCTGGAGGGAAGATCCGCAGAGGGTTATCAGTGCGCTGGACAGCCCGGTCGCCGGCTCGAAGGAATACATGAAGGCGTACTACAACAAGACGGCGGAGGTGAAGAGAGCGGCGAAGGCGATTGCGAAGAAGGAGAAGCTCCTCAAAGCGGTCGAGGGCAAAACCCGCAACGACTCCATCGACGACATCATCGCTTCCCTAAAAGGGAGCGGGGGCGGGGGGCCGCTTCCGGCTCCGCCCGTCTCTCGAGGGTTGACAATCCTGGGACGTGATATCGGTCGCAGTGACAGTCGGGAGTGACGAGACTCCCGCCTTGATTGTCCCATCTCTTTGGATGTATAATTATTATACCATGAATTCAGCACCACTTTCACAATCCCACCTTCGGAGGAATACGTAATGTCGTACATACGGACTTATCCGAGTATTCGGACTTTCGCACCAGACCTGGATCCGGAGTACTACCCACTTCTGCTGGGTCGGTGGTTCGAGAGGACGGAGGGTGGGGTTGTGGGAGTATGCAGTTCATGCTGGAGAGTGGTACCCGCACAATTCCTCTTTCTGTGCTTACTTCCTTTCGGAGCAGGCGAGGAGTGGAGGTGTGACGAGTGCCCAGGTAACCGCGTACGTACGAATGGAAAGTTGAGGAAGAAGTGAAGATCTACGAAGTGTGGGATCAGTGGCCTGTGTTTCCGTTCGCGTCCTTTCGGACGTTGTCGGATGCGGAGGCTTTCATCAAGTCGGACGGGTGGAGATTGGCTCTGCCCATCATCGTCGGGAGGACAGTGTAAATGGCGTACAGACTGACGTATTGGGAGAGTGGGCGGAACGCAGACACCCACTACGAACTGAAGAACATCCGCCTGCGGAGCGTGGAAGAGGTTTCTTCCCTGGCACTCCAACATAACCGTCCGTCGGGCACCACGCTCATCACCCTGGAGCGGACGGACCGCCAGTCCAACATCGAGAAGATCGTGTGGGAGACGGGAATGGCGTGGAACGCCGAAGTCATCAAGCGTCCCAGTCAAACGAATCGCGGTGAGCAGGCGAAGAAACCTCTCACCGTGCAGCAGGTCGATCTCCTCTACGCAGGCCTGGATGCGTGGATTGACATTCTCGGTGACAACCTCCACGAGATGGAAGAGACGGATCCGGCGCTCGCAGCGTTGGAGGAGGACGTTCGTACGTGCGAAGACCTCCGCGAAAACTTCTACGACTACTTCGTCAAGGCGGAGGAAGCGTAATGCCGCTGACAATGGATCTCACGACCAAGCAGATCGAGGTGATCGTCGAAGCCCTCGATACGTGGATCAACAACCGTTCGGAGGAGGAGGGCATCAGGGAGATGACCGAGGAAGAGAATGACGCCGTCGAAGTGGGCTTCATGCTCTGGAAGACGTTTCGCACGATCCTGTTGATGAAGAAGGAGAGGGAAAATGTTGGATGATACGAAGTACGTGGAACAGCTCATTCGGGACTACTCCAAAGGTGGCCTGACGGTGAAGGAGTTCATCGAACAGGTCTCGGAAATGAGGGGACCGCGCCACGACGAAGGTAAGATGCTCGACTTCGTCGAGAAGGAAACGCCCGAGCGCATCGGCCGCCTGTTCAAGGAATACGTCATTGCGACGGTCATCGACTGCGGTTGGGAAGGATACTCCGAATCGGAGCAGGTCGCAGTCATGCGTCACTGGGGTGACTTCCTCATCTTCGAGGAGGAGGATCGGAAGGTGTATCCGGAAGTTGAGCCGGACGCCGATCGCAGCAACGGAGGGACGTGGCCCAATGAAGGCTAATCCACGGTGGACGCTGGACGTAGGCATCAGTCTCGAGGGGCTTCGCGTTACGGGAGCACCGACCACTCGCATTGAACAGGCCGACGCACGACTGAAGCGGGCGATCGGCACTCGCTCGGTCAGCGGAGGTTGCGGTTTCGGAACCCGCGACGGTCAGTGGGAGTTCGACACGGAGGAGGAAGCGGAGGCAGCGAGGGATCGAGTGGGACGTGCGTTCACGGAGCGTGAGCTGGAATACGTGAGCGTGTATGAGAACGACGAAGACGAAGAGGAGGAGACCGTATGAAATTCATTTTCCGTATAGGCTGGGCGGACTCAGTCGTAGAGACCGATTGGACAACACTCCAAGATGTCGCCCGGGCGTACGCTCTCGTGTTTGACGCGGAGGAACACAACACCCTCCGCAAGATGCAGGATCAGATCGACAACGTCAACGGCGAAGGGAACTATCACGAGTTCGTCTTTCAAGTTCTCGACGTGAGGGGTGCATAATGTCAGACGAAAAGACAAACGTGGAACGGTTCTCAGAGGCGGTGATGACGTCCCCGGAAGCTCACCAGATCATCCAACTCGTCACGGACTTCTGCATCCTCGAGGGAGATTGGACCGTGAAACACGCGGATCAGAAGAATCCCATCTACGCGCAGGCCAAGAGAGAGTGGGAGACCGTTCGTCGCAGCATCACCTCTGACGTCGACGAGCACGGCTACGACATCACGAAGTGGAGCGGCACGACCATCTCCGCGTTCACGATCACGATCCTCGCAATGCCGAAGATCACCGAAATCGTGAAGAACATCACCCTGGCCTACGCCCAGGCGACGATCGCCGATGATCGTATGGACACCATCAAAGACATGATCCGGAACATCATCACGGGAGGAAGAGAGTGAAGAGGAAGAAGCGGAAAGTGTCGACGGAGGCGGTCCTGCGTAATGCACGGAACGTCCTCCGTCGTGAGGGGATGGTGGCAGGGAAGCGATACGCGGAGCAGCGCGGCGTAACCCTCACATCGTCCATGCTACGAACCGCGGCGTTGTGGTGGGAGCGTTCGCACCACCGCGCCACTGTGAAGAAGGGCTTGGGGAGGTACGGCTGGAAGCTGTACAAGGTGAAGGTCGGAATGCAGATGTTGGATCCAACTCAGGAGGCAAAGTGATCAACCCCATGACCGGCTTAGACCGGGACGCGGAGAAAGCGCTCATCGCGGAAACCGCTATGGAGTACGCTCGGTTCGAGCTGGAGAAACTTTCCCAGCACCTCATCGACATCCTGAAGTTCGGGGATGAGGGACTCGCCATGCAAACCGCCGCACTACCCAACCACGTGTGCCAGGTGATTGCCTGGGTCACGATCTACCGACACTACACGGGACCGTCAGACGTTGCGACGATTCCTCAGCCCATTCCGGATCAGGGGCAATAGCGAAAAAAGGAAGAATGGGACTTGATTGTCCCATTCATTCTGATGTATAATTCCTTATAACATGAAGTTAGCACCACACACGGGACATTGCCGGTCAACCTCGAAACAGACGTTGACATCAAAATCTGTTGTGGGTTATACTTCATATCTACGTTAACGTAAGTCAGGCAGGAGACAGCAACATGGACATGTCCAAGTTTCAGAGTGAGATTGCGGCGATGACGCCGGACCAGGTGCGGGCGGAGTTGGCCAAGGCCAAGGAAGCCCAACAGAAGCACATGGCCAAGCAGAAGGAGTACAACTCCAAGCCCGAGAACCAGGAAAAGCGGAAGGAGTACTCGAAGGAGTACAACAGCCGTCCCGAGGTTCAGGCCAAGCGGACCGAGCACCGCAAGGCGTACATGGCCCGCCCCGAGGTCAAGGAGAAGCAGAAGGCGTACCGCACCGCGCGGAACGAACGCACCAAGCTCCTGATCGCCGCCGCTCAACAGCAGGGCATCGACGTCAAGGAATTCGGTTTCAAGGGCTAACAGCCGATCGACAGGGAGGACGTGGTTTGTCCTCCCTTTCGTTTGGCCGAGGAGTTGCATTCAATGTTGAGGAAAGATTTCCAGAACACCAAACCACCGGTCGTCGTATGTCTGAGCGGAGGGCTGGATTCGTCCATTCTTCTCGAGATGACAGTCGGTCGACACCCAGACCACACGACGGCCGTGTCATTCGACTACGGACAGAGGCATTCGCGTGAATTGATCTCCGCAATGGCCATCGCACAGTACCTCGGTGTGCGCCACAAGATCATCAAGATCGATCCCTCGATCTTCCGTGGGTCGTCGCAGACCGACGTGAACATCGCCGTTCCTCACGGTCACTACACCGACGACATCATGCGCGTCACCGTGGTGCCAAATCGAAATTCCCTCTTCCTGAACTACGCCGCAGCATGGGCGTTGTCCATTGGCGCGAATACGGTGGCCTACGCTGCTCACGCTGGAGACCACGCCATCTATCCAGACTGTCGTCCGGAGTTCGCTGAGGCGCTCGCTGGGCTCTTCGAGAAGATCTCCTACGAACCTCTCGACCTCTTCACTCCATTCATCACCGTGACAAAGAGGGACATTGCGAGGTGGGGAACTCCCAGTCTCACCGCGATGACCTACTCGTGCTACGAAGGCCGCGAACACCACTGTGGCAAGTGCGGAACTTGCGTGGAGCGGAAGGAAGCCCTCGAAGGCTTCGATCCGACGGTGTACGAGCTATGAAGGTCACCGTGATGCGTACGAACGGCACGGAGGAAACCGTGGAGATTCCGAAGGGTGACTACATCCTTCCGGACATCTACAAACTCATCAACTGCGATTGCATCGACATCGTCCGGCTTCGCAGGGACAAAAAGATCATGCTAGTCGACGACAACGGCCTGGCGAAAGGCCTGCCGCGGAACGTCGTGGCCACGAGGCTCTACCGTAGCGTGTGCCTCCCCGGAACCACTGGCTTTATCGTCGGAGACGTTGCTCTGGTAGACGAGGAGGACTTCCAATGAACGAGAAACCGATCATGTGGTACCGCGGTGAAGCAATCCAGCTGATCCAGGACGTGCGAGAAATCGCACTTCGCCACAACTATCACGTTGCCCTCGGTGGAAGCGTGTTGCACGTAGGACACAGCCTGAAGGACGTGGACGTCTACTTCCTTCCGATGCACGGGACAGGTCATCCTAACTGTGAAGGGTTGCTCGGTGCGTTGGACCTTCACTGGGGCATCGCCGAAGACATGGCGGACCGTGACAAGTATCCGACGGAGCGTGGGTACCGTGCCGCGAAGAAGGTCTTCTGGCGCCTCGAACCACACAAGCGTATCGACTTCTGGGTGCTCGGGTGATCTTCATAACCGACGCTGAGAAGCTCCAGCTCGAAGAGTTCCTCATCGAACGTCAATGGAAGTCGGGCACTACCCCCGACACGTGGATTCAGTTCCGTTGGCGAGGAGACGAGATGGCCGACATGCCATACTTCTTCCTCGCCACGGAACGTAAGTCTGAAGACGTGCATGAAGTCGGTGGAATGGGAATCGGTGAGACGTGGGGGGATGAGGAAATCTCCACGCACCTCACCGACATTCTTCGCGCAGGAACTGACTATGGCTCCAGACTCAACGTCGAACGGTACCTCTCGCGTCTCGGCATCGAAGGAGCGCAGGGGCACGCAATTAACGTATTACGTGCCGTATATGGGGATTTGGAAGTTCCTCCTCCTCCAGCTCCGCTTCGTCGCACGGTGTTTTACGATGCGAAGGACGGCTACGGATGGGCACAGTTCACTTGGAAGGGCGGAAAGACGATCCACGTCACGACGTCCGTCCACTGTGTCGACGCACAGGGATACTCCACCTACAGCGGGTATCTGACCACGTGTCACGGGGGAGAGATCCCGTTCCCAAATGGAATTTTCGGAGGAAAGGCGTACAATGAGCTTAACCGACAGAATCACATCCCTCGATCAGGTCATGACCGCCGCACAGGCGGCTTCGGCGTCCTGGGCGAGGGAGATTACTTTGAACCAATCGCGGATGCAGGTGTTCCGGGACTGCCCGAGGAAGTTCTACTGGAAGTTCGTGGAGAACCTGGAAGCGGACCGTCCAGCGATGAACCTGGAAGTGGGGAGCGCGACGCATGAAGGGCTTGCGCACCTCGGCAGCGGAGTGGATCTTTCTAAGGCAGTCGTCGCCGCTAAGGAGAGGTTCCGACGCGATCTTCCGAAACGTCGTCTTCCCGGTGATGATGAGATGTATGCGGAGGCGGAGGAGCTCGTTGAGAAGCTTCTCGTGCATTACGTCGAATTCTGGGGGGATCAAGGAAAACTCTTCCGCCCGCTCGGAAACGAAGTCGCTGGGACCGTCGAAGTAGGGGAGGGCACCGGGATCTTCCTTCGCTTCCGCACGGATAAGTTCGTGCATGCCTTCGGAGGCCTCTGGATCGTCGATCACAAGACGGCCGCGAAGATGGACATGCGGGAGATGATGAAGTATCAGATGGACCTGCAGATGACGGCGTACATCTACGGTGCGTCGAAACTGCTGAAGACTCGCGTCCAGGGCGTGATCGTCGACTTCCTCGTCAAGACGAAAGTCCCGCAGTTCAATCGTGAGGCGTTCGAGAGGACGGATTCGGAGCTCCGCGAGTTCGAATACAACTTCACGAACTGGGCACGTCAGATCAAACAGTGCCACTTCGAACTGGGCTACGACAACCACTTCCACTATCGGAAGACGGATCACGAAGTGCCGAAGGAAGAACCGTGGCTCGCCTTTCCTCGCGACGAGAAGGAATGCTTCCGATTCGGAACGTGCCTCTACCGTGGACTGTGCATGGATCCGTCGAACATCGGCCTTCGTGCGGAGTTCGTGAGACGGCGTGAAGATTACGTCGACAACGCCATCCTGCTGACGGAAGGGGAGAAGCCGTGAGCGAAGAATCCGTGCCCCCGCCCGCGTCCCCCGCCCCAACGGTGGAAGAAGCCATTGCGGCATTAGACGTTGCCGTCAGCAACATTGAAGCAAATGCGCGTGGCCTGTCTGGCAAAGACCTTGAGCGCAACTATGAGGCGGCCAAATTTGTGCTCATCGAGGCCGCAGAAGCCCGAGGCCGTGCCCCGCAGGAGAAGAAGCCGTGAACCTTCGTCCACGCTACGGGATTCTCATCGTAAGCCGAGATCTCGACATCGCTACGTACACCAGCCGTGACGGAAAGGTCACGCTGCACATGCCCGCTAACGAACGTATCCGCGCACAAAGCGGCCTCGTTCACATTCACAACGAAACCGGTGATTGGAATGAACGTCCTCTCACCGGGAAGCGTATCCTGTTCTCGAAGTACTCGGAGCAGGAATTCAGGATCGGTGGCAGAACATTCTGCACCGTTGACGAGCGAGACGTCCTCGCCGTCTTTCGTAGGAGCACAAGCATGAAGAAGGCAACTTTCCTCGACGTGATCAACACGCAGCTCGGACTCGTCGAGGGTGACGAGCTCTCCGGCAACGACCTCACCGCCCTCGCTGAAGAGGTCACGTCGCTGGCCGAAGACGAAATCGGCGTCGAGGACCCGGACGAGGACGAAGAAGAAAAGGACGAAGAGTAGGATGAGCCCCGTAGTCAAGGTACTCGGAGAGATCCGGGTACCTCGTCTCGGGATCTTGACCATCGTCGAGAACAGTATGGAAGACGCATGGCAGATCCAACTCACGCGCGAAAATCGTCAGGGACCGCTCATGACGATTGCGGTGGTCGATACGAAGATCGTCCACATCAAACACGACTACACGAAAGAGAGCGAGATTGACCTCAATCCCTAAGCTCCGACGCACGAACGATCTCGGCCAGGCGTGGGCTACTGTCCTAGCCTACGCAGTCCCACGATGGGGCAAGACGATGCTCACGAGGACAGCCCGAAAGCCACTTGTCCTGGCGTGTGAAATGGGAGCGAAACGCGGACTGGGCACGCTCTCCGATCTCGACATTCCCTTTCTGCCGATCGACGACATGGAAACGCTCCTACAGGTCGCACGAGAGCTCGGGAAGAATCGAGAAGTCTGTACGTTCGAGGGTCAGGAGTTTGAAACTGTCATCCTCGACAGCGCGAGCGTCGCAGGCGAACTTGGCCTCGAAGGCGCCATGAAACTGAAGGGCTGGACTGGAATCTGGGACACCATGGGGACCGGTGGGAAGGACCCACGTATGGCCTACCCGTACATGAACGAGAAGATGCGGCAGATGATGAAGCTGCTCTTCAACGTCCAAGCGAACTTCATCGCCATCGCACGCGAGAGCATCGCGGAAGAAGTGGACACGGAAGGCAAGTCCATCAAATACAAAGTGCCGGAGTTTCCTGGCACGAAACTCCCACACGAACTACCAGGGTGGCCCGATGCCACTCTGCGAGGGGACATTGTCAACGGACAGCGTCTCCTAAGAACTCGCACACACATGCGAGCCGTAGCAGGAATTCGGATCCCAGGACTCACCGTTCCCGAATTCCTCCTCCCGAACACCGCAATACTGTGCGATTGGATGCGTACGGGAGACGCAAAACTCCTCGCACAGATCACCCCTCAACCGGTTAAACCAAAGGTCGCTACGGCGGCCGTAGCAGTAAGGAAATAGTCACATGCCACTTCCTCAGAATCTCGCAGGCGGCGAAGTCAAGGGTTCAGATCCCGTTCCCGCCGGTACGTACAAGTGCCGTCTCGCCAAGATCGAAGCGTTCGATCCGGACGAGGCTCGTGCTCAGGGCAAGAAGACGGACGCGCAGCACGCCTCGCTCCGCCCGGACTGGGTCATCCAGGATGAAGGCGAGATGTTCGGTCGCCACATCTTCGACAACCTCACGCTGGCCGCCGGGAAGGCGTTCATGCTCCGCAAGTTCCTCGACGCAATCGCGTGGCCGGACGACAAACCGGTCTTCGAGGACGGCGTCTTCGTCGGGAAGTCCGACATGCTCGATTCCGAGTGCATCCTCGTCGTCGAGATCGAGCAGGAGCGCACGGATCCCAACACGGGCGTCTCGTACGAAGCCCGCAACCGCGTGAAGAACTACATCTCCGTCTTCGGCTAGGACATAACCGGTAGGGTCCAACTCCTCCCTACTGCCTAGCCTTGGGACCCCAGGGGGTTTGGCCACTCCCTGGGGTATCCCTATTTAAGTGAGGCCCCATGAACCTGAATGACTTTTTCGGCGGAATGATCTTCGGAGCGGCAATCGCCGCCTTGATGTTTGGATCGTTCGTTGCTGGCACACGACACAACCTCGAAAGGAAGAAACATGGCAAAGCGGAAGAAGACGAAGCTCGCGACGCAAGACCTCACAACAGTCACGTTCGAGAGTACAGCTCTCCGCTCGGGACGTCTCCCGAACACGAACCGAGTAGCCTTGGGCTTCATACAGCTCATAGCTGATCGCGGTGACATGGGCGAGGAGAAGTACGGAAAATTCAACTACCGCAAAGGCCTCCTCGACCGCGAATTCGTCGAGCAGGGCTTCGCACACGCCGTCGCTCACCTGCAAAGCGTCGCGAATTTCTTCCACGACAACGGCACGTTCCCCGAAGGAATCGACGACGAACTCGCAGGCGCGGCCTGGGGCCTGATGATGCTGTGGGAGGCTCGAGAGAAACATAGAAACGCGGTTCCCGCGTGACTTGGCTCGGTGAGCTGATCTACGGGCAACGTCAACTCGGAGTCCTTGTCGGACTCCTCGTCACAGTCATCATCACCTTCAGCGTGGCCTTCATCGCGTATTCCGTTGTGAAGGCGGCATCGAAATGGTGGCACGAATGAAGATCGAACGACTCGTCGAAAGTGGTCAGGGACGTGTCCGCGTGACGCTGGAAACACTCGACGTGGAAGCTCACTCGAAATTCGAACGGAACGACATGACGAAGTCCCAGGTGAAGTACATCATGGACTCGGCAGTTCACGCACTTCTCCACCTCTTAACGACCGTAAGGAGTAACAAGGAATGATTCTCACGAAGTCCATCGAATTCCCCATGGGACACCGGCTGCAGCGTCACGGAGGACTCTGTCGCCACGTTCACGGGCACAACTACAAGGTCGAGGTCGAAGTCCAGGCTGACAGTCTCGACGAACAAGGCATGGTCATCGACTTCCACGACCTGCGCATCGCCATGGAAGCCGTCTTCAAGAAGTACGACCACGCCTTCGTCATCGAGGAGGACGATCCGTTCGGCGATCTCCTTCAGAACCCCGACGTGAACTCGCGTCTCATCGGCTTGGACCGAATCATCCGCATCGGCATGCCGCCGACCACGGAATGCCTCGCGAAGCACTGGCTCGGTGAGCTCGACGCGAAGATCGGCAACGACGAGCAGAACTGCTTCGTCCGTGCCGTCACCGTTTACGAAGGTTCAGCTTCCAGCGTGAGGTACGAAAACCATGGTGCACTCGTTTCAAATCGCCGAGAAGTTCGTTAGCCCGCAAGGCGAAGGAGTCTACGCCGGCGCGCTGATGGGCTTCATCCGCTTCACCGGTTGCAGCGTGGGAAAGAAGATCTGCCACAACTGCGACACGGACTTCGACAGGATGGATCCGTGGAAAGGAGGCGGCAGTCTCAGCCTGACCGCTCTCACAGACTGGGCGAAGGCGAATGAGCTCGTCCACGTCTGCTTTACGGGCGGTGAGCCATTGGACCAACCGAATCTCGTCAACCTGGCAGAAGCGTTCATCCAGGACGACTTCCAGATCCACATTGAGACGTCGGGAACGATCAAATACCCCGACTGGCTCTCTCACGACCAAATCTGGGTTACGATGAGTCCGAAACCTGGCTGGCTCCGTGAGAATGTTACGCCCACGAAGGAATTCAAAGTGATCGTCGGCGGCCTAGGCAACGGAGCAGGCTGGCCAACGATCGAGGATGCACTGTGGCTCGCCAACGAAAACGCAAAACCCGTCTTCCTGCAACCGTGCAACAAAAAGTTCGACGTGGACTTCGAAGCCCTGAAGATCGTCCAGGACCTTCAACGTCAACACCCCGAACTTCGTCTGTCAGTCCAAGTCCACAAGCTGTTAAAGGTTCGATGAAACGTCGACGCCCGCAACGGTTCAACACCGTCAAAATGGAGCAGGGAGTCCTGCTCCTCCTTCAAGGCATGGGAATAGATGTCGAAAACCCCAACTACAAAGAAACGCCGAAACGCGTCGCCAAGCTCTTCCAAGAAATGCTATCGCCCGCACCTAGTAACTGGAAGACTTTTCCCACATCGTACAGGGGCGCCGTCCTCCTTCGGAACCACGAAGTCATCGGCCTCTGTCCGCATCACCTGCAGCCTGTACCGATGCGAGTACACATTGCGTATATTCCCAAGAAAAAGGCTCTGGGACTTTCTAAACTGG